CGCTGAACCCTGCACCACCCCCACCAGCGGGGGTACTTCCATTCTGCCCTGCACCACTGTCAAAAGCACTAGACGTTCCACCATTGCCGCCAACCATGGACTGTCCGCCGGGGCTTGCTGCACCAGCAGCAACTGGTTTGCCGCCACCGCCGCCACCGCCGTAGATCGAGTGCTGCCCTTGACCGTCGGTCACAGAAAAACCCCCGACTAGCTGATACTTAGTTGTGTCTTTACGTACGCCGGAGCCACCGCTATAAGTAGCAGTTTGAGTGACATAGGCTAACCATGCGGCGTCTGTGTTCCGCATGTTTTGGATGCCGTCGTGCTGCCCGCCGGGCAGCGTAGTAAATGGAGCGCCGCCAAGGGCAACGTAACCCATACCATTAGCACCCCAGTTATACCCTTGCTGGTACGCGATTCGGCCTTCTCCACCGCCTACGGTGTAGCCTAGGAACGTAGTCGTGCCGCCCGAAGCACCGTCGCCGTTGACACCGGTTTTTCCTGCACCGCCCTGACCTACAGAACCGCTATAGGATGCGTTTGGTAGGTCTGTAAGGAGAATAATTTTTTCGAGGTATCCGCCACCGCCGCCACCATGAGCCTGTGTACCGTTTGCTGCTTGGCGGGAACCGCCAGCGCCTCCGCCCCACATCTGGATTAAGGCATACGTACCCTTGTTAGGCTTTGTCCATGTGAAGTTAGTAGGGGCTGCACCGGCTACATCACCGGTAAAAATTTGTCTGTCAACGACTGCGGAATCTTCAGTGACCGAGGTGACTAGACCTTTACTATTGACAGTGAATCTAGGCGTTAAACCATTGCCACCGAATGTACCGGCGGATACGCCAGATGCAGCTAGTTTAGAAGCGACTACTGCACCGTCCTCAAGATCATCTTCGCCAATTGTGCGGATAGGCAAATCGCCTAGTAGTGCTGCTGTAACACGAAGCTCAACTCGGTCACCTGTTGCGAACGCTTGCGCGGTCGTCCCGTCCTGCCCGCGCACAACAGTAAGTGTATCGTTAGTGCGGTTAGTTACTTTTACAATTTCTAAGTTATTGGAGGTGTCAAGGAGCGTTACATAGAAGTAATTACCAGAGGCTACAGAAGCAGCAGGAAAACGCGCACCCTCACCAACAGCCAAACTAATAGTAGTCGCTGAGGAGTTAATCCCTGTAAGGATGGTACTGAACGCATTGTTTTTAATCTGTACGCCCATGCTTTACTCCGGCTTTGGATACTTGGCTTTAACAGCCAAACACGTATCAGTATATCGCTGTAACTGTGCAGTGTCACCTTTTACGATAGCATCTAGATAATCTGTAATAGGGGGGTACTCCGCTTTACGCTTGCGCTGGTACTCAGCCCTACTCCATTCGCGGTTCAGCCGCAATACCTCAGCGTCAAGTTGCGCCTTTGTGGGCTTGTCAATCTGGGTATCCCGCCACTTCAACGTGCTGTAATCCTCCCCAATAATAGACCACGACGCGCCGGGGCAAAGAGACTGAATTGCATGTGTAATATCGTACTTACTCATTGCGCGATCTCCATCAGCGTTACCGAACTGGTAGCGATTTCGTACCCACTCTGCCCGACTGCTGCACCGGAGACAGCCCGATTAAGATAAAACGTAGTCGCAGTACCATGGTTTATAAAGCGCAACTGGTAGGTCAGAGTGCTTGTAGTCGCCGGGGAGTCCATATAGGACATTAACCGAGATTGAGGAGTCGAGTCGTCGTTGGCATCGTATACGCCAGATTTCCAACCAACCCATCCTTGTAGGGGTACAGCACTATTGTTACCGATTGCTGTGCCATTTCGCGTCAAACGGAAAACTATATTGTGGTTATTCTGCTCGCAAGTTACGTCCATCAATACCCAGATTTTGCTGTCGCTGTACTTGGGCGTTATATCCAAGAACATATCCGTGACACTGGCCTCCAAATTAGCGGAAGTAGCAATCGTAGTTACTGTGTCTACCTGCTTATGCACAGTCTGAATAATCATACCGGGAACTTTAATTGCCCCCGGATCAGCCCCATCTAAGTAGTGTCCAGACGGAATATCAATCACGTTAGACGGGCCGCGTAGCTCTGGCACGATCAACGCACCAGTCATGGTATCGCCGGATTTCCTTACGACCTCGTTGACGCGTGGAATCTGGTTACCGGTCGCGTTGGCGATTGCCTCAAGATGCCCTAACATCGTACCGCCGCCGCGAGATACTTTATCGTCGAATAGCCCCTGTACAGGACGTAGCTCTACTCGTGAAGTAGAAGGGTAATTTCTTGCAGTAGTACCGTCTTGCCCGCGAACAATAGTAAATACATCAGTCGCAACCGCTGTTACTTTAACTACCTCAATGTTGTTTGAGGTATCAAGTATCGTAAGAAAAAAGAAGTCGCCTGATCCACCAGCAATAGATGGAAACCGCACCCCAGTACCTACCGCTACATTTAAGCTGGTATCAGAACTGGTAATTGAAGCCGCCAGTGTGCTGTATGCGTTGTTTTTTACAAGTGCGACGCCCATATCAAATCCTTATTCCCACGGTGGAACGAGCATTACAGGTTTTGGGATTACGGGAGCGTTAAGAATTCGTTCAACGCTATGTTCCAACATGCTCTCGATATTTGTTACCTCTGTAGTACCTAGTGCGCTTTTTACCCATGTAATAACATCTTGCTCGGTAACAGTATCGTACTGAAGGAAGTTATCCGGGTCTATAGATGGAGCGTACCAACTGACCCCATCCTCGCGGACTTTAGGTTTGCATATCCGCAGCACCCGCTTCTCAATCGCAGACGCACCGTTTTCCTCCGCCTTAATCTGTACGGAAACCTCGGTAACAACTGTACCCAACGGAGCGCCAGCATCGACACCCCGCATAGCCAAGACTGTCCATGTTATGTTCATGCTGCTAAATCCTCTATAGGTACTTTTGTAAATACAGTCGCCATCATGGGCGAATCCTTCCAAGGGAATGGACTTGCCGGGTAGGTTGTACCACCATCTGAACTTGGTAACACCCGCCCAGTAGCATAAAGCTCACCTTTAGTTGTAAGGAGAAGTCCGTATCCTTTTCTATTAGCGTTTATCGAGTGCATAGCCTCCATCCAAACAATCTCGTTAGCAGGAACAGGAAGTAGGTTTGTAATATCACTATGCACCGTACCCGATACTGCGTCGTTCCCACGCGTGCCATCAACGGCGTACCCAACAGACATAATCTTGTAATTACCGGAGCCGTCTACCCACCGTGAATAGAAGAAGCCCTGTGCCTCAGCGCATCCGGGCCAAACGGCATTTACAGAATACCCTGCCGGAATATCAGTAGCCGCAGAGAATGTTGTTTTCTGCGTTGTGTTACCCATCAAGCACTGATAGTAAGAACTAACGCCAGTAGTGTGCAATGTACCATCAGTTTTTTTGATCCATGTAGTATTCGCGCCAGTGCTATACCTATTACCTGCTATCCAGAAATCAGACACATCAGTAGCACGGGTTGCAAAAGTACTTTTTAGTACCGTAGTGCCGTCGCCAAGTGAGCCGTTATTATTGTCCCCAGCCCCCCATAATGTGTTATCGGGGAACAAAATCATGCAATCCATGACTGCATTTTGCCCAGCGAACATGACTTTGGTGGGTGTACTAGTAGGTAGTTCAGGAATAGCTGCCCACCGTAATCGGTTAGCAACAGACCCAGCACCAAGAATTCCGGCTGCACCATACCCTAGTCCATACCAAGCACCAAAAAAATCTTGACACATAATACTAGGAGATACTGTTTGCAGAGGACACCAAGCGTCGCTAATAAAATTTAATGCGCTACCAGTTGAATCCTGTGTTGCAACCCATGTAGTTGAATCAGTAGTTGAGTTTTGCCCTAGCGCACCGGTTGCACCTTCGCCAGAAGCCCATATTTTGTTGTAGTTTGTGAGTACCCAGACGGTCTGATTAACATCGGAGACCGCTAATCCACGGTTGTTGGTAAGTACTTTACGAGGGTATTCCCCCCACCACGCCTTAGAGCTATCGGCATAATTCCAAATAAGTCTCCAACGCACTTGGTCAATCGCGTTACCGATACCAAAAGAACCCGCACCAGCTAGTCCGGTTGCTACGATATAACCGGCATCATCCCACGCAATAACAGTGATCTCGGCTGGGTCAGTGGCAAGGATCACCTCGTTGTAATCAAACGGGCCTATACCCTCTACATAAGTTGGAATCTCAACAAGCGAAGTCTGTATACGCTGATCTGTAGGGAAACCACCAGTGCCATAATAAGGTGCGTCTACTAACGCACTGCGAGCAGATGCGTACAAGATGTACCATTTACCATTAGTCGCTTTAAACGCAATAGCATAAGGCGAAACTTCGACTGGAAACGCGGTGTCTACACGTAACCGTGTGTTTCTGTATATAAAATCCGAATTAACTAGTAGAGTATCCCCAGACATAGGAGCGCCGTAGGAAGCGGCACTATACACCCCTATGTTATTAGTCAACACTCCTGTCATAGTGTCGCCGGACTTGGACACCTTCTCGTTGAAATGCTCACGAGTTACGCGCATCTCAAATCGATCACCAGCCACATACGCTTTTGCAGTTGTGCTTTGCTGCGCCCGTGTAATCGTGAATGTATTAGACGCAGCAGTGTGCGCCGTGCATTTCACAATCTCAATGTTGTTACTGGCGTCAATCAACGTACCCCAGAAATAGTTAGTTCCTGTGATCGTTGGAAACCTAGCCCCCTGACCTGTTTGTAGGGTGAGCGAAGTCGCCCCACTTGCAAGGTTGGAAGCTAGGACACCAGTAGCGTTATTGGTTACGGTGGCAGCAGGCATGATTAGCTAATCGTCACAGTCCAAGAAATAGTCAGCGTATCCGCTGCGCCCTTGTTGATGACCGCAAAAATCGTGCGGCAAAGCATGTCGCCAGCAGAAGAATCGTTGAAGATACCTGCTTCGACCAGTGCGCCAGTACCAACGCCGGGGTTAAACGTACAAGCGTACGTAACTTGATCGGTTGATACCGTAGTGCTAGTCAACGCTGTACGGCTACTAGCCACTGGTGCAGCAAGAGTTGTGTCACCTAGCGCCGGAGCAGTATTGGTCGTACCCACTTCCATGTGCGACATCACGTTGGTAGTGGCGTCTTTCATTCGCTCAGCGATGAAATCCAGACCGGACTGCACAACAAGGTTATCTACCTCGCGTTGATCTTTTACCTGCCCATCTTCACCAGTCAAGACAAACTTGACTTTACCGGTGGCCTTTACAGAATCTTTAATCATGATTCACTCCTTAGTTAAATTGAGACTCATCAATGGCGTAGCCGTTGATCGAACGAGAATCCACGCCAGTAGTGAATTCCCTAATAGCTAGATTATCCGATGTTGTACCATCTTCTGTGAAGAAGCGTACAGGAACAATGTTGACAGTCGCCACATCGGTTACAGTTACCGAGTCCGCTAACACTGCGGTTATCGACTTCACATCTGCGTCTGAAGTTGTCGCTGTATCGGCTAAGACTTTGGTTCCGGTGAAACTATTGATCGCATCGGTGGCTACCGCAGTATCAGTAAGATCAGGTTTTGTAACCTGTTTCGCGTCAGCATCCGAAGTCGTAGCTATGTCCGCCACATCGGGGCGGGTCAAATCTCTTACCAGTGCATCAGTAGTTGTTGCCGTGTCCTGAAGCACCTTAGTAGGATTCAGGTAATCTATGGCATCAGCCGTACCTACAGTGTCGGAATAGACGACTTGTGGGTGATACGCCGCTGCGTCTGTAGCTTGCGCCGCGCTCGTAAGGTCAGGCTTGGTAACGGACTTAGCGTCGGCGTCCGAAGTCGTCGCCGTATCCGCCACATCAGGACGAACAAGTACAAACGAGTTGATAACATCAGTCGGTACTGCCGTATCCACAAGGACTTTCGTCGCCACCAAGTAATCAATACCGTCGGAGGTAGTAGCAACATCTTGGGATACCTTTGTCGAGTGCTTGGCTGCAAGATCAGACGTTGTTGCAGTGTCAGCTATGTCTGGACGAGTAAGATCAAACGAGGGGAAATCGGTAGCAAACGCTGGGTCAGGGTCTACATCTGCGTCCGTCTGGTCAAAGTCCAGCGGTTTGGTATGTACCTTTGTTAGGGAGTCTGTCGTAGTGACGGCATCATTGAGTACCTTAGTGAATGTAAAGTAGTCAACTGCATCCCCAGTTGTAGAGACATCCAATAGCACTTTGTTTATTGCTATGGCAACCGTATCCGAAGGCGTAGCCCCATCCATGAACTGAACAGGGAAAGTTACTTCCGCACGCAGGCGAGGAGAATCTAGGTAGGTAGCCTTAGGCGCAGCATACGCCGCCGACACAGCAAGAATACCGGCTGTAACAACCGCAGCAGCTTTTGGGGCGGCAATCTCAGAGGCAAGAGAAACAAGCGCCTTCACAGCCCCAACGACTGTAACAGTCGCCGTAGCCGTGGAAGGCGTTGTTATAGAGAATCTTGCCCGAATACGCATCAGAACTCCCCACGCACGCGGAAACGCAGCACATCAAACACAGTGTGTTTTGCTCCGTTATAACTAATTTCGATCTCGCCTTCGTATTGACCGGGGTCTACATCAAGTACCCCGCCAGTAAAATTAAAACTTACTTTACCGTTTACAGCATCAGTTTTAGTGCAATTGATCGTGGACAACAGCGTAGTACTACCTGCGGCACGAAATTTAACTACGACGGTAGTTGTACCGGCAGATAAATCAATCGGTAGCCCAGTGTTCTCGTCAGTCAGAGTCAGATTGATCTCTGGCTTACTGTCGTTCTGGACTAGGCGTATAACGTCGCTCATATCTTCTCCTATGCAAAAGGTCGCATCTGCACAGTCATCGACGCCCTAGCGACGCCTAGGTTGGCCTTAGCACGGCGGGCTGCTGTCTTATATGCAAATTGTTTAGCGTGATACGTAGCCAGTTCTCGGTCTGCCCATGACTTACCGGGCAATACTAGCAAGTGTTGCAATGCCCCATGGATAATTAGTTGCTCACACTCATCAAACGGCGTCTGATCCATTCCACGAGAACTAATGCTAGGCTTTAACGCCACGAACATTTTGACATCATAAGTCTTAGAGTTGTCTGGAACTGGGACAACAACAAAATGGTCAGGGTCAAACTGTGAAATGTGGCGGGGGTCAGACCTTTTACTAGCCTCAGTTGCAGGCCAGTCAGGATACTGAGCATGAACTTGTTCCTGCGTAAGTGGGGTAATTTTTTCGCCGTTTACTGTCGAATGAATTACCGCCACGATTTCCGAGTTCTCAGGAGTCTCGTACTCATACTCATACACCCCGGCTGTTAGACGAATAAGCGGCTGCTCATAACGCCACACTAGCGTTTTTTCACATACCTCTATAGCAGCGTCTCGAACATACTGCTCAATAGTAGGACGCGGGCAACCCGGCACACTGGGAGCCAGTTTAGATTCAAGAGATAAAAAAGTCCGCGTAGCCATTTACACCACCTGATTAGGTTGTAGTCCTGCTTCTTCGGTATCCGTAACCGGACGGGCTTGGAAGTTAGTACTCAACGCCTGAACAAAAGACTGTTGGAACAACTGAGCGCGGTTTGAGTTCACATGCTCGTTATCAATAGATTCCGCCAAGAAAATTGTGCCGTCAACTACGACGGGGAAATACGCATCAGGCAGTAAATCTACAGTCTCACCAAGGACGTAATTCTTCGGGGCTTGCGCGTACTCAATAATCAAGACCTGCGAAGCAGGAGCTTTGGGGTAAATAAAAAAGCGGTTGTTGTTACGTACATGCCGCATCCAATTTACACACGCACCGGGGTCATCATTAGCCCAGTCGGGATATGTCTGGTCAAGAGTCAACCGATTAGTCTCTCGTACCGCTGCTCCATCCTTTACACGGAATACTTCCATGATTCGAATAGAATCAGAAGGAGCAGTCTGTAGTACCTCTCCCGCAGTAGTAGTGAACTCCGCTACTTTAGCGAATAGGTCAGGACGCAACACTGCCATGCGCTTGAGCGCCTGATTCGCAAAACCGAGTAACTCGGTATCCGAATAGCGTTGCAGCACCGCGTTTGCATTGGTATCCTGCAACATACGGCGAACTTCAACGATAACAGTGTCGAGTATCATTACATCAGCCCTCTAGATGCTTCGATGTTTAGTTCTTCATTTACAACGACTGGCTCCTCTGGAACATTCTCAGTCTCCAACACTAGCCCAGACTTACGGCCTTTTTGTTTCTTAGGAATAAACTTTTCAGGAAATGCTTCTTCTTCAGTCACTTCCTCGCATATAGGATTCTCCGCGAGAATTGGATTCCAGTCGTAGATAAAACCGTCTCTTTTGTTTCGTAGGAATCGCGCCATCACTTACTCCTTTTCGCTGCGTTCATATTATCGACCAAGTTAGGGTACTTGCGCCCCGCTTTCTTAGCCGCTGCTTTTGCCTTTGCTTTTTGCTCAGGCGTTAAAGGTTTCGATTTACCGATTCCCTTAGGTCTTGGTTTATTCCAGACTTCCATATCAGCACTTCCATGCCCGAAGGCTTTTATTGATCCGGCTATTTGGATCGTTTGCTGTTTTCTTGGATGTCAGCTTCTTCTTCATCCCTTCCATCCTCGCGCAGAACGAATCTCTACGGGAGCCGCCTTCAGGCTGCGGAGGTTTTAGTCCGGGTTTACCCGGATTGGCTTTGTTGTAAGCGGCGCGACCCTTAGCATTTAGCCCGCCATCAGGGTCTTTACCCTCCTTACGCTGCCATGCTGGGGTCTTAGCCATCATGCCACCTCGTACCAAATAGTGACAGAACAATCTGCTGGGAGGTCGATATAAACACCATTGGCAAAAATCATTCCGTCGCCGGGCATATCAACTTGTGTAATCCCCTTACCGTACGCATTGATTGAATAAAACGGGTCAGACACACCGGGCGTAGTATCTAAATCATAGTACTTAACGATGGCATCACTTCCGCCGCTGTGCATCACCATTGTCTTGAGCATACGACAATGCCCACTGATGGCAACACCATCGGTGGTTACTTGTACTGCTCTAACTCCTAGCACAGCCATAACTGTTCTCCTTTAGAAGAAAGGGGGCCGAAGCCCCCTTCCGTTTAGGCGCAGTCAGCAACCAATGCCCACACGCGAACAACTGCTGCATCAGCAGCGTTCACAGTGATGACATCAATCGTATCAGCAGCGCTGTAGTATTTACCAGCACCATAGCCTACGAACGTGTTCGGAGTGCCTTCAGCGAGGGCAGCAGCCGAGCAGTAAGAAGCAACAGTGTTGGCGTTCACGCCATCCAACCAACCGTCAGCATCAGTACCATCACCGATGTCAACAGTCAGAGTGCCGCCTTCAGCAGTCACAACGTCCATACCAACCGCCATCACCAACGACTTGGCTGGGATACGGATGGCTTCAACGCCGTCACCTGCACCGATGGCAGCAGCGCCAGCAGCAGTACGAGCAGCAGAAATTGCTGCGAAATCAAGTTCAACCTCGTAACGGGTGACCTTGTGCAAACCCTCTGCGCGAGGAGCGGCTGAGCCTTTGTTGTAGCCCAACGATTCAGTAAGAATAGCCATGATAAATCTCCAAAAAAGTTACGAACGGGGGCCGAAGCCCCCGACCTTTACAGGGTGATAACAGCCTGAGTCAACGCTTCAGGTTTCACAACCTTGTAGCCATACACTTGCAGACCACGGATGATGTTGCCGAACGTGGTTTCAGAGCGGATGGTTTCCATGTTGGTCATTTGCGAAGCAAATGTGAAACCCATCTTGTGACCGCCGATAACGCTGAACTTACCAGAAGACACGTTCAGGTTGTGGCTCACATAGAGGGTGAAGCGGTCGATCATGCCGAGACGACCATTGCGCAGCGGAGTCATGCTGTCACCGGTCAAAGACGCATCCTTCAGGTCAGAACGCTTGATGTAACCAGCCATCTTAGCCGGGATAACCAAGAAACGATCTTGCTCAGGAGCGTTGGCTTCGTCAAGAACAGTACCCATATCAACGATCAAGTCGATGACGTTGGTTTTGTCGATGGCAAGAGCCGAACCGGTAGTGCCAAGGTCGATGTCACCAGAGATACGACCAGCAGTTGCGCCTTTGTTCAAGGCGGAAATGTCTGGAAGGATGTCGGTGAGAACGCGCTGGTCAATCTTGATCTTCATACGCTCGGAAGCGTCTTTAGACCATTGATCCATCAGGTTGATGTCCGACTGAACCTTGTCCACATCATCTTCGATACAGGCAAAATACTCGCCCTTGTCGATCACGAGTTGGAGTTTTGGCTTGTCAGGATTTTCAACCGACAGCGTTTGACCTTTGACATAGGTCTTGATGGTGATCTCAGGAGTGGTACGGATATTGACCGTATCACCGTGCTGACGAATCTCGCCTTCGTAATCAGTATTGGAAATAGCAGCCAACACAGTTGCGTCGTAGAAATTCTCGATCAGTTTGCCCGACCAGATTTCGGGAATGAAATTGCCGCTGTAGTTAGGGCGGCCACCTGCGTTAGGAAAAGACATGTTAGTTCTCCAAATTAAGCGTTAGCAACAATGCGCCCATCTCGCTGTGCAGCGAAGATGTCGCGTTCGATGCGGTCACGCTCAGCCTCTCGCCCTTTGTACTTACCCTGACGGACATCGTTGAAAAAGTCCTTAATGTCAGACGGAGAGTACTGGCGAGAAGTTTGACCAGTGGGTACGTTCGTGCCGCGTCCGCGACCCGGCGATACCTGCTTTTCAAGTTCTGAGGCAGACCGATTAGGTTGAGCATTAGCAGTCGATTGGTATCTACCAGTAGCTTGAGAGAATGTACTGAAGAAAGCCGCTACACGTTCCACATCGAGATTCTGCTGTGCCTGCTCTAGATACACTTGACGGTTCATTCCTGTCATCGGATCAACTTCTAGTAGCCAACTTTGGAAGTCAAGATCATTATTGATATGCTGCCAGTTGGGTACGAGATGTGACAACGAATTCCAGAAACGATCCTCAGCACTAAGTGCTTGTTGCTGAGCAACTCGCTGTACCTGAGGCACAACAGATGTGTTAAGGCTGGTAGCAATTTGGCTGATTGCGTTTTCAAGCGCAGCCAGCTTGCCGATCATAGGAACAAGTTCCTCTCTCGACACTTTGCGCATTACATCCAGCGACTCACCATACTCCTCTTTCTCTTTATCAGAGACGAGAATAGGAGCCTGCATACTCGCAGGAGCCTGAGATGGTGCGGCAGATAGAGACGAAAGCAACTGCTCCATCTGACTAACACGGGACTGCAACTCTCGATTAGTGGCGTGTAAGCGCGGAACTTCCGCGTTGTACATACCCTGAAGAGTTCGCCATTTCTGAGCATAAGTCTCAGAATTTGCGTCGTCATTGCTTTGCTCTGTACCTGACGACGGCGCAGCATTTTCAGTAGCAGCACTGTTGGCAGCAGGCGCTTCATTCTCAGCAGGCGTCCCAGCGTCGGGGGAAGGGTCATTAGACGATGGAGTATTCTCCGCGCCTTCGGTTCCCTCGCTGTTGAGTTGCTTGTAGAGTTCCTGAACGGCCTCAGTCTGTTTACGAATTTGCTCTGGTAATGCCATGATGTACGCTCCTATCGGTGTGCGTTAAAAGAATTTTGGGGCGAGGATGAATCCTTTGCCGCCAGATCAGGGGCATCTTTGACGAGTTTGTAAATCTCGCCCAATACCTGACACCGCCCCTGTTGGAGTGCCGGGTTGTTTACTGCCTGCGGCAGTTGTTCTAGCTCGTGCATACGCCAGTCTTTCAGAAAGTCCAGAATCTCTGGATACTGTCTGACTGTGACAGCGAACGCTTTGATAACTTTTGGATCGGGGCGGATCATGCTGCCCCCGTCTGTTTATTCGAAACTACATTACCCTCTGCTCCGCCCTTAGGCGCACCATCAGGCTGCGTAGGAGTAGACGTAGCGCCTTTAGCTTGCGACATAGCAAGCCGCGCCTGCGTACGCGATTCAAAAAGAGCTTTCTCTTTGGACGGAATAAGCTCGTCCACTGGCATCTGAAGTCCCTTAGCCACTTCGCGCAGCACTGCCGCACGCCCATCTTTACCCATGATCTCCATGTCGATCTGGTTGGCAGTAGCAGTTAGGAACTCGATACGGCGAACATTCATCTGCTCTTTGTTCGCAAGGTTAATTGCTCCACGCGGCATGATGTCGAGGTCACCCTTGATGGATTCATCCTCGTCGTACCGCATGTTGTAGATGTACTGTCTCTCAACGATAGGCTTAATCACATCCGAATCAATGTGCATCACCACTTGCCGGATGCCCTTACCAGCCGACCCCATCAGCATGGACAGTCCAGATGATGTGCGACCTGCGCCCTGTACATTGAGGTCACCGTATAGATATGCGGGAATACCCGAATGGTCGTCAGCCAGTCGGCTGAACTTATCGTAAACAGCGACAAGCGTATTCGCGTTGTCCTCAGGCTGTGAGAAACGCACCGCTGGTGCGCTCGACCCAGCCGGATCGTTCATTACCTGCCAGATTTTCCACGGAGAGATTTGAGTAATATCTTCGTTTGCCGGGAGACGTTCGAGATTAACTTCGACTTGAGGGCCACTAGCGATGCCCATGTTGTTGACAAGTGCCCGCGCAGCCGCGTTACATACGTTCTGAATATCTTCAATAATCTCTGGTATGCCTTTACCCCAGAACGCACCGGGGCACTTGATAAAAGACGTTTTAGCATAAGGCTTCTCCCCTAACGGATCGTAGTTTAGGACAGCCTTAATGACATAGTTACCTACTACCCAGACGTTTGCATCGTACTCTTTTGCTGAGTCAGGAACCTCATCTTCGGTCATCCCCCACTCCTGCAACATCTTGCCGGAGACTTTACCCCAGAACTCAAGGGCGTCAAAGATTTCAGTCGGACGCATTTCCGTATGGTATTTACGCTCCTCCTGTTCCTTGATTAGCTCGACATCTTGGTTGATCCAAGACTGTCCATTACCGATCTCAAGTACTTTACGAATAGCGTCGTCGTCATAACCCGGCACACCGATCAGGTCTGCCAGTTCCATACGAGTCAGGGGGTGATGCTCAAAGATGTAGCCCTCATGGACATTGGAAATGCCCGGCTCAGGAAAAATACGGAAGGGATCAACACGCTCGAACTCCGGCGCAATCCGGTCAACAGGCAGGGCTGTAGTACGGCCTTGCTCGTCTTTACCCCAGCCTAGCGCACGCTGACGGCGTACCACTGGCCCTTTGATGAAGGCTGCTGGGAATGTGACCAGATCGGTGATGAAATCGTTGAACGCCTCAGCCCAGCCACCTTGAGCAAACTGATCGCTGATACGATGCTTCATACGATCAGCGCGGTTCTGAGCCTCTTGCAGTACACGGAAGCGGAAATCTTGCGAAATCATTTCGCGCAGTTCAGCCATCTCCTGCTGCGAGGGCGCACGATCTTGTGCTTCGATGATCTTCATGACCTGATCGTAGAAAATCTTTTCTACCTCAGCCTTTTGTGCGGGCTGCAAATCAGGGATCGGAGTTGGCTGTGCATCCCACGGAGGAGTGCCAGTATCTAGGAGGATGTCCCTGAGCCAAGACTCCGCTGCGCGGCACTTGACTTCGGTAATCATCATGAACACTTCAGACCCGCCTTGTTTACGGATCGCTGTCAATTTATCTGCTTCGTACTCGCCGTTACGCTGGCGCATAGCCCTTAGCATCTTCTGCTCAATGGGCTTCTTAGCAATACGCGCTGCGTCCCAACACTGCCGCAAGTAATCGGAGATACCCAGAATAAAGGGCGTGTTCTGGCGGTCAGCCAGTTCTCTTTCGAGCTGCTCCTTTTCGGCTTTTACAAGTTGGTCGTTCGAGACGACCCGCAGTATTGAGAGGCCAGCCATCAAGATTCCTTCTTGTACTTAAACAGATCGCGCTTACCGACTAGCTTTCTGGGTGTAATGTCGGTGGCTCCTAGCTCTGCGACTCGTGGTTTAGGAGCTTCAGGCTCAGGCATCGGTTCTTCTTCAGGAACGTACCCACCCTCCGCATAGCCTTTAGCTTGCGGGCGGTATGGCTTGCCCATCTTCGGGTTATCCGAGTAGCAAGTCGAGGGTTTTCCTTTTCCGTTCATATGCTCCTCCTACTACATATTGTAGTGTAGGTCTAGCAGGAAGTATATACGGGTGTCAAAGAAAAAAGAACCCCCGGATTTCTCGACGGGGGTAAAGCCGCTGGAAGGGAACAGCGGGGCGAAGGAGAAATAAAACGACAACTATGTCCACCCCACCGCCGACGCTGGCTTGATTTCCCGCCGCTGGGCGAGCATCTGACCCCCACCGGTAGTGATATGGAGCATGAGATATTGTAACGCTTCGGCAACATGAGAGTGTTTGTTTTTCTCAATATCCATGTCGCCACGGGGTTTATACCTATAGCCCCCCATCATGGCGGCTTTGAGTTGAGTGCAGCCGGGATCGACAATGAACGC